GCAAGAAGCCAGCCAAATGAAAGTAGGCTGGCAAGTAGTAATCTAAACTTTCTGCTCAATTAGGATCTCCTAAGTAACACACTTGTTGCATTACATAGTAATTATATCAGATTTAAGTTTTAATTACTTAGGATTATCGGTTTTATAAAAGCCTTGGCCCTTAAATTGTACGCCAAATGTGGTGAAGTGTCTAGCCATCAAAGACTCACACTCTTCACAGACATATCCTGGGTCATTCTCAGAGATAGATCTTGTCACAGAAAGAAGTGCATGTGACTCATCTTCTGTGCATTTATACTCATATACTGGCATTATTAGAATTAACCCCTATCATTGGCATAACGTCTATAAGTAAATGTACTCTATTTTCAACACCTTCATTTTTAACAGAATGTGGTTTAGAATTATTAATTTCCCAACACTCTCCCGCCTTCATATTTTTTACTTCATCTCCTACCTGGAAATAAACATTTTTATTTGTAATAATTGGTATATGAAATCTTCTAACTATATCCAAATAATCCCCACTGTCTTGATGTTGCAATATCTCTTTATTTCCTGGAAGATTAATCAAAACTACCTTACCCATTTTTCCACCAATAATTGATTCTAAATAATTTACTATTGGCTTAATAATTTGCCACAATTCTATATCTAAACATCTATATTCTGGCATGTATTTATCTTCATACTGCCAGTCATTTGAGTGTTCAATTAAAAAATATGTATTGGTGCTTGTATGAGGCCAATACATGTCTTGACGAGAAGTATCAATAAACCACTCGGAATTAAATAATCTAACTTTATTCTCTATTTCTGAAATGTCAAAAGTTTTATGAAGTTTAAAATTAAATTCTTCATTTTGTTTATTAAAATATCCTACACTTCGCATTATTAAGATGCCTTTCTTTTAATGAGCCTTTTAAAGACTTGCTCAGGTCTCCTTCGGTAGCGAATCGAAGATTATTTAATTTTTATAATCTTTGGCTTCTTTTCTGCTGGAACATTTCTAATTACTCTGATATGTAGCATACCATCTTTAAGTTCAACATTAGAAACTTCCATGTACTCACTTAGTTCAAAGATTCTAGTAAATTTACGTGCAGCTATTCCTTTATGAACAACCTCTGCATCAATTACCTCTGTGATTTCACCAGTAATCCAAAGACTTCCGTCCTCTATAGATACTGTTAAATCATCTTTTGTAAACCCAGCAACCGCTAGAGTTAGCTGATAGCTATCTTCGTCTATCTTAAGTAAATCATACGGCGGGAAAGCAGTATTGTTTACCCTACTTAGACTATTAAATCGTTCCAACTCTCGGTTGAAACCAATAAAAAATGGATCCTTAAAAAGATCCATAGCAAATTGTGTTACCATTTTATTCCTCCTTCAAGCGAATAAGTTATATTAGACCCTCTATTGAGCAGTCTTGATATATTATATCAAAGTATTTTTATATTGTCTATTACATTATATCTTATTTGTTATAGCCAAGAGCTATTCCAGCTCTTGGACCTTCATTGTAAACCGAGTGTAATACTCCTACTGGTATTACTATTACATCTCCAGGCTCCAAATAGAAAGTTTGTTCTGGGGTGTCATCATGCTCTTTTAAATTTATTGTCCACCTTGCTGTGCCCAAGCAATGCCAAAAAACGCTATCCCATTTATCAGCATGCATTGGAACTAATGGCTGCCGTCCAACAAAATTTATAAATGATGCACCCCCACCAGTTTTTTCATTATACACCTCATTGAATAATGACATAAACTTATCTACTTGCGGAAGTCCTTCTGAATTTTTTTCATACCTAACCTGAAAATAAAGATCAAATCCCTCCTTCATCATTATTCCGCCAAAATAGTTAAAGGTCTTATTTTTTTCTTTTTCTGAAAAATCAATTTTATATTCAAAGTCCATATGATTTATAAAATTATCCCAAGAAGGGGTCTCTGGAATTAAATTTTTAAATAAAGCTGCTATTCTTTTTTCTCTAGCGTATTCTATTTTTTTCTTTATTTCTAAAGCATTCATGTCTTCCCCTTAATTAAATTTTTATTTAGGCATTAAAACAATAGAGTCTACTGAAACTTTAGGTGGCAAAGAAGATATCCATCTGACTGCCTCACCAACATCTTCAACTTCAATTGCCCTATTTATTCTGTTATTTTCATTGCTATTAACCATTCCTGGAGCAATTTCAGTTACTCTAATGGGTGTATCAATTAGTTCCATCTGTAACTGTTTTATCAGAGCTACGGCTGCGTGTTTAGCAGTAGTGTAATTTCCACCGCCTTCATAAAATTCATGGCCTACAATTGAAGTAATAATAATAATTAATCCTTTATCATTCTTTAACATATTTGGTATAACACCTTTACACAATTGCATTGGTGCTAAAACGTTTAAGTTATAAGACTCTTTCCATTTAATAGGATCTGCATCTTTTATATTTGCATGCTCAAAATTACTTCCAGCATTATTTACTAAAAGATCTATATCTTTATCGCTTAAAAATTCTATAAATTTATTTACATCACTTAAATTTGTAACGTCAAGCTGATAAGGTAGTATATTTTCATTTTTTAATTCTTTTATTTTTTCGATATTTCTAGCAACTGCTATTACCTTCCACCCATCTAGCAATAGTTTATTTACTATGCCTACGCCTATTCCTCTACTGGCGCCAGTTACAACTGCTGTCTTCATTTGTATGCTCCTTAAGTGCATGTTTATTGTAAAAAATATATGTTAAATTTAAAATAAAATAAAAGTTATATCTTTTTAGATCTAATTTTAGCTAAAGCCTGAAAGTCTTTTACTTTTGTGTCTCCTAGATATCCCCAGGCGTAGCCCTCAGCAATCATCTGCTCATTTATAGAAACACTTGATCCATCTAAATATACCCAGCCTAATATTCTTCCATATTTTTCTGAGCTATCCATTTTTTCTGTTTTTATCACAACGGTTTTAGCATCTTTAATTTTAGACTTAAGAAATTCTTTTGACTCAAGACCTAAAACTTTTTCTGCTTTATCTGATGTGCGACTTTCTGGAGTATCTATTCCAGCAAGTCTCACTCTTTGAGAATAAGATATACTGAATCCTAAATCAATGTCAACATCAATTGTGTCTCCGTCAACAACATTAGTAACCTTTTTTACATAATATTCAAACATTACTTTGCTACAGGAGGCTTAGCTCCGCCACCTTTAGTTGCAGGTTTAGTTGCAGGCTTAGCTGCTGCTTTCTTGATTTGAGTTGCTGCTTTTGGCTTAACTGCTTGTCCAAATGCTGGTCTTCCAAATCCTACAATGAATACTGGCTGGCTCTTGCGAAGTTTTGAACCATTCTTCTTCTTGTATGCACGATTCTTAAGACAAGCTTCTCCGCCATTTCTCTGATCTCCCTTTTTATCTGCCGAAGTATTTCCTTCTGCAACGTCTACCGTTCCATCTGCATTCACTGCAGTAACAATTCCTACGTGAGAAATTCTATCGACGCCATCATTTGGGAAATCAAAATAACATATATCTCCAACTGCTGGGGCTGCTGTTTCTACTGGCTGCCATGTTCCTGCCTTAATAAATGCTTGTGCTCCTGCTGGAGTATAAACTGTATTTGGAACTTTTACTCCTGCTTCGTTAGCACACCACATTACGAATGATCCACACCATGGCTGAAAGTTAGCTTTAGCAAACTTTCCATACTTTGTTTCGTTATCTTTTGGACCTTCAATATATCCAATTTCGCCTAGTGCTACTTCTACTAGTCTTGCTGCTGATCCCTGTACTGCTGTCATTTTGATTTCCTCCCAGAAATTTTATTATATTTATTATACCATTTAATATTTTGTGCCCTCGGCTGGAATCGAACCAGCGACCTGCGGATTAGAAGTCCGTCGCTCTATCCCCTGAGCTACGGGGGCATTATAAGACTACCTCGGAACTTTAATTCTCTGATATAAAAAGTTTGGATGGCTGTACCTGAAGTCTGAACTCACCTCTAATACTTCATGCATACAATGCTCTTCTGCACTATGTATTACTAAATCCCCAGCCTCTGGTTTATAAATAATATTCTGATTGATATATCGTAATTCTCCACCTTCAAAATCATTCAGGTAGACAACTATTCCATATTTATTATCTGGAACTAAGTCAAAATCTTGCCCCTCCACAAAAGACTCGCTGGCCTTCCTGATATCTAAAAAATCATGATTATCAGAATGTGGTCCATGTATATCACCACGTTTTAATCTAACAAAAAACTCTGTTTCTCCCACACTATAAGACATATCCACGTTTTCTCGAATTCTGTCACGAATCATCTTGGTTTGATCAACCCTTACGCTATTTCTTCCAAACCATTTATCCTCTGGAATTTTACTAACAAAATCTGTTAAATATTTTGTTTCTTCGGGAAAAAGAAAATTTTTAAAAACGTATATATCATTTCCTATTTCTTTAAAATTCTCATTAAAATTCATTTTTATTTATCTCTTCATCTTCTATAGGAATTATCCCATACCCTTTTGCAACAGATTTTCCCTCTTCGGTTAATTCAAATTCTGCTTCTAAATTTTCGTTATATGTTATATTGACTAAGCCCATATCAAAAAGTTCCATAAATATTTTATCTATTTCTTCTACATGAACCTCCCATAGCTCTGGGGCAAGCTCCTTTGCTAGATCAGTTATTTTAAATATAAACTCACCATCTTCTTCTATACCAACAACTTCAATAACACCCATTTGAAGATACTCGTACATCTTGTCGTCGCTGTCTTCCATGTCTACCTTTCTGTACCCCCAGTGGGATTCGAACCTACGCTGGATGGATTTTAAGTCCACTGCCTCTACCGCTGGGCTATGAGGGCCTAACGTAATTGTATCAGATATTTTAAAATATTTAAAGAGATTTTTAAAGATTTATGCATCTTGATCTTGCAATTGAGTATAGTCTATAGTGCTCAGAAAGATCCATCTGCTTTATATAATCTAAATTATTTATATACTTTGAGTTAGTCTTAGAAGAAATTAACTTAAATGTATTTTGTGTTTCTTTATACCAATCCTCGTAGTCAGAAAAAGAATCTGATTTAATGTCTAAGGTTCCATTAAATTTTTCACAGATGTATTTTACAATTATTTCTGTGTTTTCTTTTAAATCTTCAAATTTAAAAAATGTTGAACAGTTTTCTAGGATAAACCTATAATGGTCTAGGTATTGCTGTGCTCTATAAATAAACATGCCATTGTCTTCCATTGTATTGATTGATGAAAGGCAGTCTACTGGATTTCTTACTACTGTTATTATTGGGTCAGACAAAATTTTTTGATAAAGTGTTTCGGTAGGATCATTTGCTTCTTTTATGTCATAGTGTGCAAAGTTGACCTTTAAATCTGTATTTGTATTGATATACCAGTATAACCAATGTCTTCCAGATCTAGGGTATGTCAACATAGATATATTATTATCTTCACTTATTTCTAAAATGTTCAACAACTCCTTTAATATGTGCGGAATGTAGGACTTGAACCTACGATTACCGAATTATGAGTTCGGGGCTTTAACCAACTAAGCTAATTCCGCCTGACTAAGATATATTATATCGTCCTGTCTTCCTTTTTGTCAATGGTGGACTCGACTATTTGTTGAACATAGTCTGAAAAATGTTTTCTTACAGAGCCGTGTGGCCTAGACCCATAAGACACCCACAGCCTTTTATATTCTGCAATGTTTGCAAATGTGGTTGGGCATACTGTTATCCCTTCGTACTCTTTAAGTATTGTCGGCAGCGGAACATGCTTACCGCAACACTTGCATTCTTTTGCTTTTTCTTGATACGTGCTCATAGTATTTCCATATTCTCTAGTGCTCTTGACATTTTATCTATTTCCCCAGCCAATCTTTCAGGCATTCTCGGAGCCCTTATTAAATTATCTCTGTATACCTCTTGATCATCTTCTGCATAGTTATCTTCGACAAATGACTCGTATGTATGAATACTCACTTCATCATTTACATTAGGTCTAGTTCTGCTAATTGAATTATATATGGCTCCGCATACAGCATCGGCTAAGTCCTTAGATCCTTTTCTTGGGTGGTCTACCCTATCTCTCATAATTTTAAGCTGGAGCAATTCATCTACAAGCAAGGGTATGTGAGGGCCATGAAGTCTTTCTTCTAGAACCACCATAGCCATATCATCGTAATGTTTTTTAGCAACAGAAAGTATTTCTGTATTAATTCCATATTGTTTTAGCTGCTGCATCATGTCGTGTGAATTCCATCTGTCAAATGTGCAGACCGTTATGTTAAATCCCCTAGTTCTTAAAGACAATATATAATCTTTAACTTCTGTAAAATCCACAGACTTATCTGGAGTTGGGGTCCAATATCTAACAGCATCAACTGAAACTATGGGCGCTGGCTGAGAATATTCATTAGTAACTCTTACGTTTACCCAATTTTCAACATGAGCCATTGCTACTGCACAGTGGTCATGCTTTTGAGCTAAGTCTACATGCAAAAAATATTTTTTATCTGGATCTGGCTTAAACCACTCTTCAAGCCTTCCAAACTTATCCACAGCAAGCCCCGTATTATTAAAAGCTTTCTCTACTTTTTCTCTAGACTTAAAGAAAGCATCAATCATTTCTGGAGGCATGCATGCAAATCTTCCTAGTGCATCCAGAGAGTTTTTATAAAAAGCTGTCTTAAAATCTTCTATGCTTCTAGTAGGATTTACCTCCCATGTTGGACGCCTTAAAGCATAAACCTTTGGTATCAAATATGAATTAATGTGATCTTCTTCCCATTCAATTTCAAATTCGTTTCCCTCTGTTCCATCTGGCAAGTCTTCGTCCATCTTAAATTTATAAGACCTAATAATAGTTTCTTTATCTGCAATTACAGAATTATAAAACTTTTGAATAGGATCATTTTTAAATCGTGGAAATGAAAGTAATATTACCTTTCCAAAGTCTGGGAAACGTGAGTCAACAGATGCACGATACATCTCATAAATAGCATCAGCTGTTTTAGCTTGGTCATGACCAGTCGTATTTTCAATTGCAAAACCTGAAATCTCATCCAGAATAACAACAATTACGTTATAGCCTTCCCATGCCTCACGCTCTGAGTGACCAGAATGCACTGTTATAGCCTTATCAAATTTCATCTCAGAGGCTTTTGGGTCGTACTTACCAATAAACCATGGGGAACGCTCTATTCGTGTCTTAAAACCTTTAAAGAATACGTTGTTGGCCTGCTGTGAGTTTATCGCTATGTTAAGAATATCAATTGAGTCTCCAGGAGGCTTTCCATAATATGTTGCTGGATCCTTTAAACATAAAAGTAAATAAACAATATATGCAACAGCTATCGTAGAAGAATAATCTTTACCAGAGCCTTTTCCTAGCTGAGCAATAACTTCTGTGCATGTTTGCTTATATATTCTTTCCCCCTCTTGTTCTCCAAATAGTTTTTTTAGGGTGGCCTCTTTATAGATCTGAGAACTTTTTTCAATTAAAGTATATTGTAATTCAGAAAGTGGTGGCAGTCCTAGGTAATCTGGGCTAGTTACAAATGTTCGTAAATCTACTGGACGCTCTTCAAACTCTTCTCCGTCAAGTATGTCAATTAAATCATTAAAGCTAAATTCCACTGACATTTTCCTCAATGACTACTGCCTCTACAATTCCAGTAATTTGAGAAAGCCTTTTGGCAACTTCCATTTTACATTTTGGACAAGTAGAGGTAACTTCTTTTAATATCTTAACAAGCACCTCTTGTTTTCTTTCCGCCTCTGCAACTTGTGTGGCAAGTTCGTTATTTTCAAGAACGCCGACAGACTGAAGCATTGCAATTCTTTTAGTCTCTATATCTGCAATAAGCTTAAGTGCTCCAGATTTAATTGCTAATTGTCCAGATTGATCTGCCTCATCAACTGTCTTCCACGCTTCTTTGATAAGCATTGCATAATGCTGGTCTGCACCAGAAATAGCCTCTTTTGCTCTATCACGAACAGCATTGTCATTATGAACAATGTTCTTCCATTCATCTATAAGCTCGACCACTTCTTTTCTCTGAAGCCCAGTTATAGTTGCAATTTGGGTAGGGTTATTTCCCTGTAGTAATTTTTCTACTACATTATTCATTCTATCCATGTGCTGAGGAAGATCAATTTCCATTGTCATTCTATAAGTATACCATATTTTAGTTGACTAAGATTGATTAGCAATTTTAAGAAGAATTAAATATCCAATTAAATCATCTATATCGTTGTCTCCAGCAAAGCCCTGGGCGTGACTAATTCTATTTAACTTATCGTCAATACGAACTTTAAGCTGCTCTACCGAATTAGATGTAGCAAATAGCCTCATAGGATTTAATGCTGAATCTCCATACGATATATTCTTTTTAATTAACATCTCTGATACTTCTAGGCACTGATTAAGAATCTTATTGCCTGATGGAGCATCTGTTGCTATTACCTGTAGATCTGTAATCCACATTTGGTAGCCTTTATCTTTTTGTGGGTATCCCGCCATTTTTATTCCATTTCTTTATATAGTTTTTTTAACCCTTTTAATGTCCCAATATCCATGTATTGTCCCCCTGGTTTTACAGCACGAACATCTAAACTCATATCAATCCATTCCTGAATTTGTTTTCCTGGATGATCTAAATCTGTATCTACATATCTTATCAAATTTTTTCTAAATAGCATAGTGCCCCACATATACTCATATTCGCAGTCTTGAACTTTATCTTTAGAAGACAGAACCTTATCTCCAGATAAAGATATCTGCCCAACTCTTCCTTTTAAATCATCTGTACATTTCCATGCCCCAAGAACTACGTCGCCCTCTGACTTAATCATTTCCTTATATATGTTTGTCTGAGAACCCAATATAAATGTATCTGGCATTCCAATAAGAACTGTATGGTTATGTTCTCCTACCATAAATTTTACAGCATCAGACATGGTTGAAGGCTCACGCACAATAAGCTTAATATTCATATCCATATTCTGAATAATAGGAACCCATTCAGCTCTGGTAGAAACTATAACCTCATCACAAACTTCTAACATTTGTTCAACATGCCACTGCAATAATGATCTTTCGTCTGATATTGGAAGGCAAAACTTAGGTATACCTCCGACTCTAGAGGCTTTGCCTGAAGCTGGTAGAACTCCTATAATAGGCATTATTCCTCCCACTCGTGAGGGTTAAATCCGTTAGGATAAGATTCATTTACCATCGGATCTTTTTTCCAGGCAATCCATCCTTCTTCTCTATCGTCTCCCCAATATAGATGAACTACATCTCTATCTAAAAGTCTTTTAGCATCTTCTCCGTGAAAAATATAAACTTTATTGTCTTTTAAAAATGGCATTTCAATAAGCTCAGAAGCCCATTCGTTAATGTGTTTTTGATATGGATCTACTCCAAGCTCACGGTATAAGGCATCTGTAAACATCTGAACATCAGTATAGTAATGAACCATATGATTATGCTGAATAATTCCTTCGGAACATCTTTCAACGCAAAGATCTATGGCTGCCTTTAATAGTGGATGCCCAGCCTTTGCAGCAATTGTTTGAGTTGCTAGCCACGGAGTATCTTTTTCAATATCTAAAATCATATCGTATTCAGGATTTAGCCATGTGTCTACTGGGACCTTGCAGTGCGTATCCATGTCCGCATATATTCCACCATGTATGTAAAGAATGGCAAATCTCCAAAGACCAGCTTTCATTACACCTAAAGGCAAATTTACATATGTTTCATATGTTTTTGAATCAAAATGTTCTTTAAAGAAATTTTCTCTATCCTGTCCGCTCATGTACCCATAAGTATATTCTGGATTTTGATAAGTCCATGTTCCTACGCTTTCTTTAGCGTAAGCTGGCAATTCGTCAAAACTTGTTTCATATGTCTGCCAAATATTTTTTTCTATGCTCATACTATCTCCTTTTAATTAATCCAAACTGTTCTAAGTATCTCTGTATGGTCATAGCAGAGACGTTGCACTCTTTTCCAATTTCTGTTACTGTCTTTTTTTGAACTACGTATCTTCTGTATAACCACTCTTTACTTTGATAAAATTTCATCGTTCTGTCAAAACTTTATTTGCATAATGTGCAATTCCAAATGAGTCAGCAACATCAAAATCATCTAGGGATAGGCCATACTTATTGTTAAAGTAATCTACAGTCCTCTGCTTTCTCATATTACGTATTTGATTTTTATACCATGAGTCAGCATATCCTGGGTGCTTTAATCTTATTGCAGCCTTTTCATCCTTTGTAGGATTTTTATTTCCTATATATGCCTGCCATGCAGTAGGGCTAATCGTAATAACCTTTGCCCCAGTTGACATAAGCTCGGCAATTACTACGCCGTATACATAAGATAATTTTATCACAGCATCAGGCGATCTGACAAGAACTGCACCCTCAACTACAATATAATCTGATTTTAATTCTTCCAGCATGACAGACATTTTCTTTTTGGCGTCGTGTATTTTTTCATAAATATCATTTCCATATAGATCTATCTTTCCCCATTTAAGCGGGATATCATTTTCCATAAGACAAAACGCTATTGAGTTTGTGGAAGCGTCTATACCTAACACTCTATGGGCTTTAACTTTTATTAGGTCAGCTAATTTCATTTATCCGCCCCAGTATATTTTTTTTATTATTTAGACTGCCAATTTTTTCACATGAAGCACACGTATCGCTTTTATTATATCTGCTTAGTCTGCTGCCACACTTTTTGCAACCCCTAAATGCACCATTTTTAATTGCCTTTTTTTCGTAATACTTTTCCATGATTCTGCGATTAGTTGCAACTCTGCAACATTCGTCGCAACAATACTTTTGGTTATGTGTTTTAGAATCAAATTCTTTAGCACATTCTTTATTGCTGCATATCATATTACTGGCACCTCAAATAATTCTATCTGTACTGTACCAAGCTTGGCATCTTTTGCAAAACACTCTTTTTTTACTGGACAGTATGTACATGGCATTTTTGATTTTGTGGCACCTGAAGGTCTCATTGGAAGATCACCGCTCTGAAAATTATCCCAAACTTCTTGCATCCAAATAAATGTATCCTCAATAATTTTTTTATTTTTATCATTCATTGATACTGGTATTATTAAAATTTCTTGTGTATTTTTATTTTCATAAAGGAAGAATCCTTCCTTAGCATTCTTTAATTTCATATAGGTCAAAAGCTGAAGCATATGATTGGGGGAAGATTTCATTTCAGCCTGCCTAGCATCCCATACTTCTTGCTTAGCTGTTTTAATTTCTCCGATTACGGTCTCTCCATCATAGCTCATAATTAGATCTATGAATCCCCTGATTGGAGGATAATCATTAATTATTTCTTCTTCTTCTGATACAAACTCTGGCATTGTTGCTATAAGCTTTTGCAGTCTTTCGTGAGCTTGGGTACCTTGTGCCATATTAGCAACTGCGACAGCATCGTTATCATCAATAAACATCGCACCACTAAATGCCATATACCAATATCTGGGGCATCTTCCGTGTCCATAACCAAGAGAACTTGGGCTAAAAGATTTTTTAGTCATCTCTCCATCTGCACGTTTTGTATTTCGATATGACTCATCGAGCAACTCAGCAAATCTTTCTGGGTCAAAGTGCTTGCCTGTGTGCTTTTTAAATTTAAGATTCTTTACTATATCTCTACCCATTATGAATTATACCTAACGACATACTTGAGTGCATCTACAAGTTTGTCTATAGACTCCTTTAGAGAATAGTACACATTCTTTTTATTGTTATTTATAGTTCCAGCCTTATCTTTAGCTATTGTAGAATAATATGAGGCAAGTACGGCAAATTTTGTAGACATTGCCTGCAACTCCATTATAAGCATTGGAGATTTAGCGGAGGGAACATCGGGATTCATAAGTAATTTTACAACAATAGCCAGAGCTTTATCTAAGTGTTCGTCCTTCATAAACTCATGAAGATCATTGAACTCTGTGATGTCGCTAATAAGCTCTAATGTATTTTTATCTTCTATCATTTTTTATCCCTCTGTCTATTTTGTCTACAAAAGCTCTCAGTGCGTATCCTGTTGCGATTCCCACAATAATACTCATCATAAATACTTCTATCATAAATCTCTGCCATCTATATATATCTCTTGATTTTCATTAATGTACAGTGGAAAAAGGTTTTTGTCTTCTATTGGCTTTTCGCCAGATCTAACTATTTGTCTGCCTATCTCACCAGAATCTACTGTTTTTTTAATTCTATCCAGCTCCATATTATTCCATTTTTCTTCACCATACTCTAGCACACCCTTTTGCCAGTCATCAGATCCTGGATAATAATGCATAGCAAATGTCCTAAAAAATATTTTGTTGTTACCAGAGCGAACTGCCCTTGCAGAATGCCAATAAGGTTTACCAGAAGGGAAAACTGTAACGTCTCCAGCTTTTGGTTTATAGGTTATAAGCTTATTTTCTCTTTCATCTATAAACTCAATCTCTCCACCTTCATAATCATCGTTTAAATAAACAGTAAAAGTTATAATTTGTTTTTCTCCAGCAGAATCTAATTTATGTTCATGGAAATCAGTATGATATCCAATTGCTAAATCATTATCTACAACAATTTTATGCTTTAAAATTTCAATAAACCCTAAACCTAGAGCATTATGTATGTCGTCATTTAAATTTAAATTTGTTATTTCATACGGCCAGCCATCGATGTGATCTTGGTCTTGTACATAATCATTATGGGCCTTTGTTAAAATATTTTTAATTTTGCCTCTCATGGCAAATTCTTTTTTATTGTCTGCGCCATCAATAGAAATTAATCCTCTGTTATTCAAAATGCTTTTTGAGCCATAGGTATACCATGGAGTCCATGTATTTATTATACTAATATCATTCTTTATCATGGGCTGAATACCATGTTCGTCTTTATAAGAAGACTCTTCTGGCGGAGTTGCATAGTATTCATCAATACTGTTTTCTGAATCTTTAATTATTTGAATCATATCAAGAACGTCTTCGTCAGACAGAAGATCTTTATACACAACTACCTTTGGCATTATTTTAATTTTTTTCATGATTTTTCTCCCAGAACTCTATTAACTCTTCTAAAACTGACCACTCTATTATACCAAGCCTAACCCTTGAGTCATTTCCTATAATTATTTTAAGTGCTGGATGCATATTTCTACTGACCTTAAATGTATCAGTACAAATTTTTGACCACACATCTTTATTTAAAGTAAATGATTTACTTGCTTCTTTATAATCTACTAAAAAGCTTTTCCACTTAGCGTCACCCTTTTGATAATCACCACGACCACTATTTTTTTGTGCTTTGGCACCGTCTCTTTTAACTTCTGATCTTTCTGACATCACTGAACTCTATACTGGTTGTCGTGTCCTTCTGGACATTTCCAGGTCATTGTTAATGTATTTGGATCCCAAAATGCTTCTTCTGCATCTTTATCGCATTTAGAACAAGGCTTGATTCCACTTATTTTTTCCAGACCTTCCTTATGAATGATTTCTGGTCTATTAAAAAATTCATTAAGATTTGGCATTTATATCTCCAATCAAGCTGTCTACAACATCTGGATTTTCTCTTAAATATGCTACAGCCTTTGCACGTCCTTGAAAACGTTCTCCATTGATTGTATACCATGCGCCACCCTTTTCAATAATGCCATACATTTCAGCAACATCAAGTGTTTCACCAACACTATCTACTCCTAAAGAATCCCCTTGATAGTAGAAATCATATTGTCCCGATAAATTTGGGGGGCTTGTTTTGCTGTAATCAACAATCCAATTAACTGGTCTTCCGACTCTTTGTTCGATAATTTTGTCGCCAACCTTAATGCCAGCTTTAATAGCATTAGCCTCAGCCTCAGAAGACCAAAGCTTAACGACTGTTGAGGAGAAGAACTTGACAGCCATTCCACCTGTGGGGATGTGACTAGCATGCATAGATCCAAACTGATTTCGTTGTTGTGAGATGAGAACAAGTAGTGTGTTTTTGTTTGCATAGTTTAACATTTTGACTGCGTGGGTCATATCCTTTGCTTCGGCGCCGATTTGCTTGGTATCTTGCAAATCCTTCATTTCATTTCCATCTTTTTCAAAGTAGATGGCTGGTAGCAGTGCTGATATAGAATCAACTACTATTAAATCAACTCCAGCATCCATTAATTTTGTTGCAACGTCGACCATATCATTGACAGTTTTAGCTGGTGAATAAATTAATTTAGAAGAATCTACTCCCAACATCTCTGCCCATGACTGATCATAAGACGCCTCAGCATCTATCCAGGCACATGTTTTGCCATCTTTTTGAGCCATAGCTATCATCTGTAGGCAAAAAGATGATTTACCAGCAGACTTATTACCCCAAACAAGAACTTGTCTTCCGTAGGCAAATCCGCCCTTTAGTGCGTCTGTTAAACCAATACTGGGAGTCTGTTGCTTTTCAATATGAATATCTTGTGCAGACTGAACCCTTGCTCTTGTTTTTGGATCTAGTTTTGCTAATATTTCATCTAATACGAGTGTCATATGTACTCTTTCTGTTATCTCTCTATTATATCATTAAAATAAATTGCCGTGAAGTCTTGGTCTATTATTATTTACTTCTATTTTTTGATAAAGCATCTCATCTAAACTATCTTCAATAAATGTTGCATTCATCATTGCTGCATATAAATCTAATAGCCTAATTATAATGTCAGCCATTTCTTCTACAATTTCCTGACTACCTTTATTTTTTCTAATGGCTTCTAAAACCTCAGTAACTTCAGAATGTATTAAAGCCAATTTATTTCCAATTTTGTCGTGATTAATTGGTCCATCCCAAAATCCTTTTTTAATTGCTGTTTCATGTAGCACCGCAGACAATGCATCTAAGCCATATTGAGAAACTAGCCTATCTTCATTATTCGAAATCATTTATTAATTCCTTTTCTTCTAGGTCTTTATCTCTAAGTTTAAACGTAAAAGATTCTGTATCAGAATCATATGTTACTTTCATTTCCCTATTTTCTTTATTTGAATCTAAAAATGTAATTACTGGCACATTTATCTCTTTAAGGGTTGCTAAAATAGAAACCAATATATTGCTGAGATTCATTCCTTCTATAAGTTGCTCTGGAGAATTATTTGTCATTTAGCTGCCCACTCTGGTCTAACATCGCTATACTGAATGTTTCCATTTTCTGGATGCTGTCTAACGCAAACATGTGCACATGTATTTGAATTTGGTTGAATTGGATCGTCTACATACGCTAACTCAAAATAAAATTCTTTACCATCATTAGAATGACTAATTCTCATTATGCTTCCATTTCTAGAAATAAAATCAGTAGGAAATTGTTGTTCATAATCTATTAATTCCATTAATAAATCTGTTGGCACACTTAATTTACCATGTGCTCTCAATAAAGCTACTAATATGTTATTGCCTTTAAAATGTCCTACCATTTTTTCTACTATTTCACCATTAATCATTTTATCTCCTTTATATTTAATGTGCCATCATCTAATTTAGATAGCACTACCTTGCATTTCATTCCTTCACGTAATTTAGCAAGTGTCATCTTATACATAGTTGGGAAGGCAATTGCTCTAATTAACTCTTTATCTTTATTTGCAAATACTATGTGGCTCATCATTTTACCCGCCTTTGTTTTAAATGGGGTAAAGTTAATAACCATATATTCATCTTCTTCTAAGTCATATTCTTTTCTGTAAAGATAATCCACAAAAAGATCTGAGCCGTTTGGATCTATATCTTTTACATTTATATATCTAGCAATTCTATTATCTCCTACAAGAATAAAATACATCTGGTTTGACTCAATTTGAGTATCTTCATGATGGAATAGACCAATTGTTCCAGTCTCGTCAACTAGCTCAACTCTTGCCCAACCAGTTCCACGTTTAATATTTTTAACCATACCAAACATTACAAATGAGCCTAGGTCATCAAAATCTTCAATTGGTCTTGCCTGTGCTTTAATTCTTGGGGGTATGCCCTCTAGATTAAATGTTGGTATACCAAGATACTCATAGTAATTATCTTTTTCGTTTCCAGATCTTGGGTTATCCTCAAAAGCTGCCCCTCCGATTGCATTAAGTGCGTCTATCGCCCTGCTATTAATACCACTTCCCTTTTTAGAAGCTTTAGAAATTAAATCAGCATAGTCTTTAAATGGACGTTGTGCCATAAGCTTATTTGCAATATTATCTGATATGAATTTAACTTCCGCTAAACCAAATCTAATTCCCTCGTCTTGCAAGGAAAAGTATATGTCTGACTCGTTGACGTGTGGCAGCATTATTCGAAGCCCAAGTCTTTTTGCCTCGATTAAATATTCCGTCCTGGCATCTTTATCATTTTCGTTTTTAAGGATCGAAAACATAAACTCAAGAGGATAATAAGTCTTAAGCCAAGCAGTATAATAAGAAAGCATGGAGTAAGCAACAGCATGAGAGCGATTAAAAGAATACCCAGCATGCGCTTCAAAATCATGCCAAAGCTCTGCCGCTTTCTTTTCTGAGATATGCTCAGAAGCCCCGCTAATAAACTTATCCTTGAACTGGTCGAACTCTTTTGCATCTTTCTTTTTACCAATGATCTTGCGAACCTTATCGGCTTCTGACCAAGACATCCCTCCTAAATATACACAGGCTTGCATAACCTGCTCCTGATAAATAATAACACCATATGTATTCTCGGTAAAGTCTTTCATTAATACATGGCTATAGTCTACTGCTTCTCTACCATTTTTACGATCAATATACGAAGCGCCTACAGTATTCATTGCTCCTGGTCTTACTAGGGCATTTGAGGCAACCAAATCTTCAAACTTATCTACACCCATTTTCATAAGAAGATTTGTATATGGCGTTGCTTCTGCCTGAAATACACCTTTAGTATATCCTTCGCTTAACATCTGATAAACCTTTGGATCATCCATAGTTAATTCTGAAAGATTAATCTGCTTTCCAGATCTTTTTTTAATCGATCCCAATGTATCTGATATAACAGAAAGTGTTTTTAATCCTAGTGCATCAAGCTTAATCAAACCAATATCTGCAACAGTATCCATATCGTATGCTACAACTGGAATACGTCCAGAGACTTTATCTTGTGCGTCTTCACGAGATTCAACTGGAGCATACTTTCTTAGATCATCTTTTGCCACAACAACTCCTGCAGCATGAACACCAACAGATCTAATTCTGCCACGCAGTCTTTCTGCTAGCCATACAACTTCTGGGTACTTAGCTCTGAATTCTTTTGTATTCGACGAACTTAAAAAGTCTTCGAATGTGTCAATTTGTTTTGTTGCACGATTTACCTCTTGAAGGGGGACCATAAACACACGAGCAGCATCTCTAATTACACCCTTATCTTTAAAGTATGTGTATGTAGAAATAGAAGCAACATGTTTAAACTTACCCTTTAAGTAATCTTTTACTTCCTTACGGCGTCTATCCTCAAAGTCTGTGTCAATATCTGGAAAATCATTTCGCTCTGGATTAATAAATCTAAAAAACAATAGGTTGTATTTAATTGGGTCTACATCTGTGATTCCAAGGGCGTAGCAGACCAACGATCCTGCTGCCGAACCACGTCCTGGACCAACCCTAATCCCAGAATCTTTTGCCCAATTAATCATATCCCCAACAACAAGAAAGTATGATGCAAAGTTCTTTGAAGCGATAACCGATAGCTCTTCTTCTAAGCGGTCCATATAAATTGGATCTGAAGCCTTCTGAAGGCCCTCTAAGCCCTTTACAGCCAGTGATCTTAGTCTTTCATCAGCATCTGTTTTTGGAACTGGTAAGAGGTCAAGGCCCTGATTAAAATCATAATCTCCAACCTTATTAGCAATCTCCATTGTATTTTCATATATATCAGTTCTAGTTATATTAGATTTGTTAAAGTCTGACTCAATTTCAGATCTACTTTGAATAAATAAATTATAGTCTTGAAAAGAAATTCTTCTGTCTGGATATAAGTAATTAAACCTATCTAACATATTCTTCATATTTTTAGACATATCAAAATCTATATCTTTATCTGCCTTGGGTGATGTGGATAAGATTAATAAGGCTTCCTCAAGGATTCGATCTTCTTCTTTAGCAAAGTGTGCGTCTCCCGTTGCCACCGCTTTAATTCCAAGCTCATCAGCCAGCTCTAGTAATTTTGAGTTTATTTCTGCTGGGTTGTGAGATTGAACCTCAACATAAAAATCTTCGTGAAAAGTTTGCTTAAAGTCTTTGAGTATAAGCTTTGCTTCTGAGAATTCCTGACGTTCAATAGATTTGCTAATAAGCCCATTGAGACATCCAGACAATACAATAATGCCTTCCGCATATTCTTTTAACACCTCTCTGTCAATACGTGGCTTATGATAAAAGCCTTCGTTCCATGCAATTTCTTGCAGGGCATTTATGTTTTCTAAACCCTTTTTATTTTTAGCCAAGAGAATAATATGGTTATATGCCTGAATAGATTTATCTGTTTTAGACGACCTATCAAATCTGTCTGTCGGAGATATGTACGCCTCAACACCTAATATTGGCTTAATTCCTAATTCTTTTGCTGCAATCTGCATTTCACGATGTGAAGAAAGTGTTCCATGATCTGTGATTGCAATCGCCGTTTGTCCAGCATCTAATGCTGCTTGGCATAGCTCGGCAGGAGAATTAAGGCCATCCATCAATGAGTAGTATGAATGAACATGCAAATGTGTGAATGACATTAATTCTCCGCCTTAACTATTCTTTACCAGTCTAAGCTGCTGCTAGTTGCAGAGTTAGATTCTTCTTGGCTTCCGCCTTCTCCCATATAAAAAGCTTCTTGCTCTGCATACGGTACATGACGAACTGCTGTCTTTTCAAGATCAAAGAGTTCTAGTGATGAGAAGTCAAATGCTGACTCGTCTTTTGCTAATGGAATGATTGTATAGCTTGTATCGGTCTTTGTTCCGTTTCGCTTAATTCTCCACATTAGATTTGTGATTGATCCCATTTCACCAGCATACTCAATAAGTGTTGGTGTAATTGTTTTACCACTTGTACCTTGAGAAAGAATTGCAACATATGGCTCTTCTTTTCCATCATCCACCAAAACATTGATGTATAGACGTGTCTTTGCCTTCCAACCAGCCTTTGGATCCTTACGATGTTGTTCCTGTGCCCAATCACGGCCTTCTGACTCCATTGAATCTAGAGCTTTACGACGGTAGTCCTTTGGGTTTGTGTGCTCAAGGGCAATGAATCCGCATCCGAGCTTATCATTATATGTAGGTGAGTCTGGATCAAGCTCTTGGAGGAAGCGAATCTTAACACTTTCTCCATCTTCAATCTTCAGCCAGCGACCTTTATTTTCATCGCCACCACTATATGTTGGCTTATCTAGTGCCTTATTTAAGTCTTTTAGACCCTTTACTATACTCATTTATTTCTCCTTATAGTTGATGATATATATTCATCTGTTTAACTATTATATCATTAATGCCAAGATCTGTATTCTATGTCTGATACAGCATTTTTAATACAGTGTTTAATCTCTGCATCAGTCATATCACCAGCATCTTTTGCATCGTGTGGGTATATCTTACCATATTCATTGGATGCCCACAAGATGTCTTTCATTCTTAATTTATTAGATATACTCTTTCCTAATTCTCTACCAGCTAAATCTGCATCTGTCATTATTGTTATTCTATTAAAATGCCTATTTAATATTTGTTGCTGCTCTGTAGATAAAAATCCTCCTAGTGTAGCAACTACGTTTGGAAAACCTGCCTGATGAACACGAATAGCATCAAAGCTAGACTCCACAATTATGACATGATCCCCAATCTTTTTGGCACGATGTATATTAAACAATGTTTTGCTTTTGGGGAGATTGCTACTATTTTTAAAAGACTTGCCTTCTATAGATCTTCCAACAATTCCTATTGGCATACCATCTGGGCTGTGGACGGGAACGGTAACCATATCCATATTTTCAGAATATCCTAGATCAAAATAATCCATAGCCTCATGATTTATTCCACGAGAAATAAAATAGTCACAAGCCTTTACATTATTAGTTCTATCTTTAGATAGCTTATCCAGAATATCTTTACTAAACTCCTCAAACATGGGCTTGTCTTCCATTGCCTCTGCCAATAGATCGTCAAAATTTTCTAGCGATTCCGTTTCCTTGGTAGATATAAATCGCAGTGATTCAAAGTCATTCTTCTGCATTGTGCGTTTAACTAGATCCAATAAGGTGCCAGACTCTCCGCATGAAGGGTTAAAGCAGATGAATGCACCTTTTTCACGGCTTACGCTAAAACTTGATGTATGTCTATTAGAATGAAATGGGCAGTAGCATAGAAAGTCATTAGATGTCTCTCCAACAATAGTAAGTCCTATTTCTTTTAGAATTGACTTAATGTGTGCTGGCGAGTACTGCGTGGGATCAACTTCCCTTGTGTTATACCCTCTGATTGCCATGCCTTCTTCTTTCCTACATATACGCCATATAGTGTCATTAAAAACACCCAGGTCTCTCCTGTGAATTCTACCGAAAAGTTAGTGTCTATGTCAAGTACTCTCGCATATCCTTTTGACCTCATATCTTGTGATAATAAAGATTCGTATTGAGCTTTTATTCTTATCATATCTGAATCGTCTTTAAATTCAACCGTAACTTGAAATCTTTTAATTGGTTTATGATTCATCCTTAGACTTTCTAGGGTCCTCAAAGATTTCTTTAATAATACCTCTATTAATATCCCAGTCTAAATAAACTCCAAAATCATGTCCATGTCTATTCTTTCTAGAAACAACTTCAATCAAATTAGAGTCTGGATATCTGTGAATAGCCATAGCCATATCAGCATCGTACTCAATAGCCTTTGACCACGCAACCTGACTCATCATTGGTGGATTATCTCTATCAGAAATATCATCTCCAGTTGCTGCAGTAATATCAATTACTGGAATATTATTTCTAGTGGCTAAGTTTTTAAACTCACGAGACAAGTTCATATTACGTTCTGTAGGAGCCTTTGAATTATTATTATCTGTAAACAACTGATGGTAATCAAGAATAACTAGATCTGGCTTATGTTGATCAATTTTTGCCTGTACAGCATTAGGTGTTACCTGATTAAATCCCTCATTAGATACAAGAATAAATCCATTCTTATCCTGAAACTTTTTGCTGGACCAAGATCTAAAGTCATCAATATTGATGTCTCCCTTAGAGAAATCTGATGCCCTAAACAATCCAGAACCCAGCATTGTATAAATTCGATCACGCATATTCTCTGGAGTCATTTCAAGAGATATGATCATTGGCTTGAATCCTTGTTCCCAGGCCTTGCATGCTAGATAGGATGTAAACCATGTCTTACCTTTACCTGGCCAACCAATTGCAACAATTAAATGTCCTGGTGCCATTCCAGTTGGATAGGCTAAATCAATTGAGTCAAAGCCCGTTTTGATTCCTGGGGAACCACCCATTTCTGCAGAACGAATCTTTAACGCCTCAATGTGCTTAATTGCACTTTCTGCATCAATAACATCTAGGTCACGAATATTACTAGTAAACTTATTTAATGCTGATAGCTCTGACTGAAGCTCTGCTAACACACGTGAAGCAGCATCTTCTTTAAGCATTGAGCCACCGCGAATAAGTATTCCCTTAAGTTTATTAGAAAGAAATTCATTCTTTAGTTTATCTAGATAATATCCAGTCTCCGCACTTGCCTTTGTGTCTGGGTCAAAGTCTTTGAAGCGTTCTTGTAGTACTCCAACTTCTGGAACAGCTTTAAACTTATAGTAATAGTTCTTTAAGGCATCCCATATGTCCCTATGTGATGTAAATAGATCATCTACGTTATCTGCAAGGAGTGTGCTGATATCTTTGTTCTTACATACAGCTGAAATTAATGTCGCTTCTGTATTCATTTGCTTTCTCCTTCCACCATCTTTTTAGTTGCTTCTCTAAGTAACCTTCTACGTTCTACATCTTGATCTATATCATTTTTAACTTTTTCTATCTTATCAAAGTTTAAATAAAAGAATTGAAGCGGATGACCTTGCTTAGATAAAGTAAAGTAGTAGCTGAGCAACTTGTAGGCATCATCAAATCCTACACTATCTATGACGTCCTGCATGGCCCATTTTTCACGGAACTTATTTACCCTGATCTCTTTACCGTACTTCTCTTTATATAAATTTTGGTATAAAGTAATAAGAATATAGGGCTGTCTATTATTTGACACTCTTAAGCTCTTCTTCTACTTCACGAGTCTTTTCAATAAGCTTATTCTCTACAAATGCGTATACTCTCTCTGTGGCAGCATCTACTGTTTCACCCTGCCTAATATCGTCTTCAACTCCGATACCTATTTTGATACTCTCGTAGTTACCGAGATTTCGTGTAAACGATAAATCTACTTTAACTCTTGTTGTCATTACTCCGCCTTCCATACAGGGACATACTTACCATCATTGGTCTTAGTATACAATATAACATTACTTTTGAGAAGGGCCAATAATTCTGCTTTAGATGGCAGATCTTTAGTGTGCCCTGCCTCTAAAATAAATTCGTGTATCTGAACTATATCAGATTCGCTAAGCATATACTTAAACCATTTACTCTCTGGATTTCCAATAGGATATACTTTTTGAGGTGACTTTATTTTCCCCACCAAAATGTATTCTTCAAGGGTTACCTTATGCCTATTTAAAATTCTTCCAGCTTGAACTAGTGTGTAGGCGTTTTCCATACCCTTTGATACTAAACTATAAGAATAAAGAACCCTTTTTTTATCTGGATAGCACCAAGCAATCAATTCATCTTTTGCCCTAGATGACTTCAGCACCTTGTGTATTTTTCCATTTAAGAAGAAATAGAGAAATCTTTTTTGTATTCCGACTCTTTTTGATCTAGCCATTTTCCTAATTTACTCGATTCTCTATTAATCATCCAACGCTTTCCGCACATTACACAGTATAATTCTATATGCAGCTTTTGAGAAAAAACTCTATCTATAAAAACTCTTCCGTTACATTTTCTGCACCACATTATACTTTAAAAACCTTTCCATCTACAACACAAGAATAGTCTGGGGAAACGTGAATCATCTGAATGTGAGGATAGTCATTTACAATATGAGCAATAGCAAAACCCTTTTGCCAGTCATGATGCTGACTATACTTCATTCCGTCACTCTTTTCATCACACATGTGACCAATTTCATATCCACGCAATGTTTCTCCTTCTCCATTATTTCGCAACTCATATGTTACCATATGTGAAGCAATTCTATGAGAGTGTCCACGAATTAGAGATACCTGTAGATCTTCCATATCTTTTCTTACAGCTCCTGTGGCTGATACAGATAATCCATGGTGCACATGGATATCTCCAAAGCGTCGCTTTGGCAACTCATTATAATAAATATATTCATATCCTAATGAATCTAAACTCCATAAAGATTCTGGTGTTACTTCGCTAATATATTCTGGAAGTTTTGCGTCTACATAATTAAATACTCTAATGTCATGATTACCTAATGCTGAAAAAAGTTGTGCATCTGGAAGCATGTCTCTAGTCTTTGCGTAGAAATCTCTAGCACCCTTTGCTTCATGTCGCATCATTGGAACAATTAAGTCTCCGCTTTCAGTTTTATGATAATTTAAAAACTCTGCAGATCTACCTTCAGTATATTTACTATAGCATGCCTGATCATCTGTATCGCCTAAGTAATCTACTACATCTGGCTTAAACCATTTCATAACCTTAAACCATAGCTCTATCATCTTATCATCTTGATATGGGAACTGCTGATCTGACGATAACATCCATTTTAAATCGTTTGACATTCATCTACCTTTATACGAAAAAAGTCACGGGATCGTGACTTTGAGGCTACAATATAATTGTAACATATTACATAGTACTGTCAATACTATTCTGTTTTCTCTTTTGAAACCAATAAGTAATTAACTCTAAGAGTTCTGCTAACTGCTGGAGATATTGAAACTCTTATTTGTGGGTTTTTGTCTGGGTTTACAATAGAAAGAGTTGCTTGTGCTCCTGGATTTAGTGTACCACCAATGCTTGGAATTATAAATGCATTTGTGAATGTTCCCAGACTTACTTCGTCTGAAAGACCAATACCCTTTTCTACTTTAATATTTTTAAATCCAGAACCAAATCGGGTTACTTCGCCAGTGTCTGATGTATTCTTCACTGCCGCTTCATACGCTACGATAATGTTAAACTTAAGATCATTTAGCTTATTTGGGTCTAGAGGTTCGCCTTCATTAAACTCTACCGCTCTTAATTCCTGTGCCATTATAAGTTATCTCCTTGATCATGCATATTTGTTTCCATTTCGCTAACTTCGATAATCATATTTCTATCTAAACCATATGCATTAAATACATCTGGACTAATAATATGACGTCTTTTATTTTGTGATATTAAATATATTTTACCATCCGCTATATTCTTTATCAAGGTGCCGTCTCTAAATCCTAGCTTTCCCGCAATCTTCATTCCAGAAAGAGCTGACTCTTCTGCTAACACTGTAGGAAAAGACCAAGACTTCTCTGCCCTATCTGATACTAGCTTAAATAACTTTCCGTCTTTAACCCAATAGCACGCTTTCTTAGTCTTTACTGCAATGCCTGATGGGAAATTAGTCGGTAAGCTTACTAATTGAATCTGAGTATTCTTGAAGAGATTCATTTTTAACCTTATCCATGAGTTGTGTAATATCTGCCCGTAAAATTGCAATCTGAGTTTCATAATTAGAAACTAGTTCTCCAATTCTTTGTTGTAGGGCGGTTATTACTAATTCCGCTTTGTCCATTTTATTCCTGTTCTAAAGTAGTTTTTTCTGTTTCTAGAACACTAATCTTATCATCAAGATCGGAAATTTGCAATACTATTTCATTAATAGTTGCTTGATTTGGGCTTGATATAGCATTTAACTCTAACATTGTGATATTTAAATTATATTTATTGTAATTTAAACTCTTAATGTGCTGATTTATAATGCCTATTTTTTCTTCATTAGTTAACTCTGTTGTCATTTTGATCCTCCTTATTCATTATAGCATATCCTTCATTTTATTTAAATCTGTCCAAAATATTGAAACTGTATATCTAGTTCCTTGGGTAACCATTTTTACCCCATGTAGAGTATTTTCATCACCTCTAAATGTTACCAACATTCCTGGCTCTGGCTTTATTGAGAACCCATTATATTGAGGAAACCAAAGCTCTCCGCCTTCGTAATCATTATTTAAATAGATTAAAGAAGAAAAATGTTTTGTCTGGAACCTTCCTTCAAATGATTCCAAATATGGCCTTGGTATATTATTTTCTGCTAGCATATCGTAGTCGTGGTGACCGTCATTTGATATAAAATAATCTAGGTGCGGAGTTTGCTCCCTTCCAACCCTCCATCTATTAACAAGGTACTGCTCTGTTTTTACCTTCACACCAAACTTGTCCTCGGTAACCAATTTAGTTTTATTCTCAATATCTTTATAAAAATCTCTATCTAGTGGATATCTACCATAAAACTCTTCATGCGTAAAGTTAATGCACATTCCATCCCATTGTTTAATAGATGGCCATAAAATTTTGTCAACATTTTCTTCTTTTGGGTAGTTAACATTAAAATCTAAACTCCATAACTCTTCTGAAAAATTTTTTGTTTCTAAAATTTTATCAATATCTGACTTATTAATAAAATTTTTTACTATTCTAATGTTTGGCTTTTCTAGGTCTATGTATCTCATGTTTATCCTATACACGCATTGCAGTCCCAATATGTACCACTTGGGCACTCGTTTGGAGGATCAAAGCAACCAGAAGGTGGAGCTGATGGCGGACTTGATGCTGGTGGACTTGATGCTGGCGGACTTGATGCTGGTGGACTTGATGCTGGTGGACTTGATGCTGGTGGACTTGATGCTGCTGGGGTTGCCGAAATTGTTCCAGAAGAAACAACAGAAGAGGTTCCAGCTGAATTTGTTGCTGTTGCAAAAGCTTTAAATATATTTACTGGTGATACAGCATCAGATGGACTTATTGTATATGTACATTCTGATGCTCCTCCCACTGAAAATGATACTATGTCGCTAGTTGCAGTAGGAATAGTTGGGAAAAGGGCGGTTCTTATAACTACACTATAGGATTCTGGAGAGCCCGACCAACCTGAAGTTGAAGCTGTAATTACACTGCCTGGTGTGCTGCTTCCCGTAAGAGAAACAGATCCTCCAGAAGGAACAGATATAGCTGTATTCCATACAGCAGTAAAGGTTATGTTGAATGTTGGTGTATAGGAACCACCCGCTAAAACTATTGTTGGATTTACTGGAATTCCTGGTGGTGGGTTTCTCCAATAAGCAAATGTAAAACCTGATCTTGTCGGTGTTGGAGCAGTAACAGATACACCAGCATTTACCGTATTTGATGTAGGAGAAACTGTTCCTCCGTTAGGGTCCCAGCTTACTGTGTATTGTACTTCTGCCCATTTTGCATATAAAATAACAGAAGCATTTGCTGTATATGAACCTCCAGCGGAATAGTTTGTGCCAGTTCCATTTGCCGCAGTATTCCAACCATTAAAAGTAAATCCGCTTCTAGTTGGGGTCGTTAGGCTTAAAGTTAAAGTGACATCTTGTGTTTTGGTTTGGCCTGAAGGTGATCCAGTTCCTCCGTTTGAATCATATAAAACTGAATACTCTGCTGGTGGCTCAAGAACTATGGCGTTAGATACGGCAGCCTGCACCGAAGGTCCTCCGTCATTAATTGCATTAACTGTAACGACGTAATCTCTATAGTAGGACCCAGCAAATGAGTCTGTTGTTCCTGATATCAAAACATTTCTCACTGGATCTGGCAAGTAAGGGTCTTGCTGATACCACTTATATCTGTAAGATGTTGGGCTGTTAGTCCATTCTCCTGAAGTTACCGACATGTTATTGTTTGAAGAAATTGATAGCACTGGCTCAGATATATTAGAAGGCGGATTAACCGCAGGACTTGCCGTAAGGTAATAGTCTGCAGATGCTGTATTCCCAGTAGAAGAAGTTACTGTTACTGTTCCAGTATAAGTA